CGCCTCCACCGTTACCGCCGGTCAGCTTGACGACGCGGTGGCCAACCCGACCAATAACATCACGGGCATGTGGCTCACCACGGCGCGCGCTGCTTCGGCCGGTACGGCCCCCGGTTACCTCAACTGGCCGACTGTCGGCACCACCAACTGATCCTGAGGGGCGCTTCGGCGCCCCTTTCCCATTTCTGGAGCAACCCACATGAGCCTTGACTTCGACATGTCCACCACTGCCACCGGCCACGACGGCCGCGGCTGGGGGGGCAAAGAAAACCAGGTATTCGCTCGCTTCTACCGTGGCCAGAAGACGGACTTCTTCCAGTCCCAGCAGCAGGGCGCACCCGTCGCCAAGGCTGTCGACTTCGTGGAAATCCGCCAGGTCGGTGAGCGTGACTCCACCATTCTGGAAGTCACCGACAACGAGAAGCGCCGTTTCCCCCACGCCTGGGAGCAATACCAGCGCGGCATGGAGCAGGTGCAGGATGGTACGCCGCTCGGCGTGCTGTTCCCGAAGAACCCCGAAATCGTCAGCACACTGCAGGCGAACCACATCTGGACCGTGCAGGCCCTGGTGACGGTTGCAGACAGCAGCCTGACCAAGATCCCGTTCCTCTTCGACTACCGCAAGAAGGCGGCCGAATTCCTCGAAGGCGTCGAGAAAGGCAAGGGCTTCCATGCGCTCGAAAGCCGGCTCGAGGAGTCGGAGCTGAAGCGCATCGAGCAGGAAGATCTCATCAAGTCGATGGGCGAACGCCTCCGGGCGCTCGAGACCGCCGACAAAACCCCGAAAACCAAGGAGTAAGGCTATGTCCCTTGCTGTAGACCTCATGGGCGTTGGCCTGCCGCAAGAGCAGGCCACTCGTCTCGGATTCACCGCCCTCACCCCGCTTGCCGGTGTCGGCACTGCGCAGGTAGGCGGCAAGGCCATCCCCGCCCAGACCAACAACGTCCTCGCGACCACAGCCTCGGGGCAGACGGCGTTCGTGCTCCCCTCGGATGCTGAGTTGGAGGTGCCGTATTCGGTCACCAACTCCACCTCTGACGCGGCGCTGATCTTCCCCCCGAGTGGCGGCGCCATCAACGCCGCTGCGGCCGACGCCTCGGTGTCGATCGCGATCAACCTGACGCGGCTGTTCATCCGCAAGTCGGCAACCCGCTGGGTTTCGTTCCTCGCTGCCTGATCCTCTGACCTGAGGCCGCTTCATGCCCACGACACTACTCGACATCGGCCAGTCGGTGGTCAACGAGCTAGCGCTTCCCAGCCTTGGCTCGATCGTCGGCAATTCGAACGTCACTGCCCGGCAAATCCTGGCGCTTGCGAACCGCTCCGGGGATGAGATCTATCAGGCTCACCCCTGGATCGTGTCGCAGGCCCAGCACATCGTGGAGATCGGCAGCCCGATCACGACAACGGGCGACGTGACCTCGGGCTCCGGGACCATCTCCAACATCCCGTCCACGGCCGGCATCGTTGCGGGCTCGTGGGCGGTCTCCGGCAATCAGCTGCAGCAGTCTACCCGCGTGGTGGAGGTGGTCGACGCCACCACCATCGAAGTGGATATGTATGCCACCGAAACACTGGTCGGGGCCGATCTGATCTTCGCGCAGGACACTTATAACGTTCCGCCCGAGTTCAAGTGGTTCGCCAACCGCACCATGTGGGACCGGACCAACCACTGGGAACTGATCGGCCCCATGTCGCCTCAGGCCGACCAGTGGGAGCGCTCGGGCATCGTCACTATCGGGCCTCGGCGTCGCTGGCGGCAGATCGGCGTTGAGCCGACCAACTGGCGCCTGTGGCCCCCTCCTACGGCTACCGGCGAGTATCCGGCTACGATGGTGTTCGAGTACAACTCGAAATACTGGGCGGCCGATGCGCTCGGCATCCGCAAGGAGAAATTCACCGCGGACACAGACTATCCGGTGATCGACGCTCAGGCCATCATTCTGGCCGTCAAATGGCGCCTGTGGGCCGCCAAGGGCTTCGAATACGGGGCCATGCAGGCGGAGAGCAACGACTACGTCGCTCGGCTCATGGCCCGTGACGGTGGAGCAGCAGACCTCACGCTCGGCATTCCCCGCGGCGAGAACTACCTGCTCGGCCCGCAGAACATCCAAGATGGCAATTTCCCAGGCCCAGGGAACCCCTGACCGATGCGCAACACGTCGCTCATGCGCAACCGCACCAGCGGACGTCCTTCCATGTCCGCGGCGAACGTGGCGCAAGGCTCGTCCATCCCATCCCCTGTAGGCGGCTGGGATGCCATCTCGCCTATCGCAGCAATGCCGCCTCAGAACGCTATCGCGCTGGTCAACTGGTTCCCCCAGCCCGGCTATGTCGAGTTGCGCCGCGGGTTCATCGAGCACGCCGACACTGGGACAGGCCTGCCGGTGGAAACCGTCATGGCCTACCAAGCAGCAGACGCCAGCCTGAACGCGCTGTTCGCCGCCTCTGATGGCGAGATCTTCGATGTCAGCACGTCCACTGTCGCCTCAGTAGGCTCTGGCTTCACCTCCAACCGCTGGCAGCATACCAACTTCATCACTTCCGGCGGCTCGTTCCTCTGGATGTGCAATGGCGAGGACACGCCGCAATACTGGGACGGAGCGGCACTGGCGCCCCTGGTCATTACCGGCGTGACGCCCGAGGACATGGTGGCGGTCACGGTGTACCGCTCCCGGCTGTGGACGGTGCTGAAGGACTCGACGGAAGCGGCTTACCTGCCGGCGGACAGCATTCAGGGCGCAGCTGTGGCGTTCGATGTGGGCGCCAACTTCCGCAACGGTGGCTATCTGCAGGCCATCGGCACGTGGTCCACCGACACCAACGATGGGCCGAACGAGTTCATCGCGTTCATTTCGCAGTTCGGGGACGTGGCGGTCTATCAGATCGAGGACCCGACCGACGCCAGCACCATTTTCTTTCGGGGAACGGCCTCGCTTTCGACGCCGATCGGGCGTCGGTGCCTCTGCAAGATCGGCTCAGACCTCGGCATCATCACCATTGATGGCGTCCTGCCGCTTTCGCAGGTGCTGAGCTACGACAAGGCGGCATTGCTCGGCGCCTCGGTAACCAAGAACATTCGTCAGGCGATGACGGACGCCGCCCAGAACTATTCCGAGTTCTTCGGCTGGCAGCTCATCAGCTACCCCCGCAACACTATGGCCATTCTGAATGTCCCGGCAGTCGAGAACACGACGCAGGACCAGTTCGTGATGAACACCATTACCGGCGCCTGGGGGCGGTTCGTCGGGCAAAACGGCTCCTGCTGGGAGATATTCGAGGACCGGGCGTACTTCGGCGGCAATGACGGCATTGTCAGGCTGGCGGATGAGGCAGGGGGCGACCAGAACCAGACGCTTGAGGCCGACATGCGCTGCTCGTTCAACTACTACGGCGCGCGCGGTCGGGAAAAGCGCTGGACGATGATCCGGCCCTCTATCACCATTGACGCGACTTTCCCGGTGCAGCCGTTCATCGGGCTCAACGTGGACTTTGGCGAGAATGCCGAACTGTCCCCAGTGGAGTTCGACAGCGGGGCAGCCGTGGCTCTCTGGGACAGCGCCATATGGGACGAGGCGCAGTGGCCCGGCGTTTCGACGCAGGCCAACTGGTTCTCGATCGGCGGCCTCGGTTACTGCGCCTCGGTGCGAATGACCGTCAGCATCCCTTGGTCGGCAGACCTCCTGTCGGCTCGAGCACTGAAGGTCAACGGCTTTGACATGATCTACGACACGGGCGCGTTCATCTGATGCAGCCGGTGTTTGGATACGACGAGGAAGTTGCTGGCTGGGCCGGTGCTCAGCTCGGTGTGACTTTCCAGCGCCCCTTCAAGGCCATGGGCGTTGTCGATGGCGAGACGCTGTGTGGCGCGGTGATCTTCAATGAGCACTACCACGGCGGCAACATCGAAATGACGCTGGTGGGGCCCGGCATGCTCACCTGGCGGGTGCAGAAGGCCATCATGCAGTTCTCGTTCGTCCACTGCGATGCATCTCGGCTCACGGCTCGTACGGCGCGCAGGAACACCATTGTCCGCCGACTGCTGCCCAAGGCCGGGTTTCAATTCGAGGGCGTCCAGAAACGCTATTACGGGCCCGAGAAGGGCGATGACGCGCTCTGCTACGTCTTGTTCAGAGAGCATGCCGGCAAGTGGTTGGAGACCTGACGTGAACGCACCCAAGATGCCCGACCCGATGAAGACTGCGCAGGCGCAGACGCAGATGAACAAAGACACTGCGATTGCCCAGCAGAACATGAACATGGTGGACCAGACCGGGCCGCTGGGCTCGACCACCTACAAGCAGATCGGCACCAACCCGGACGGCACGCCGAAATACGGGCAGACCACGGCGCTGAACGGGCAGGCGCAGAGCGTTGTCGACAACACGCTGGGCACTCTGTCTCAGCCCTTCACGATGGACACGGACGCCATCGAGAGCCGCCTGATGGACCTGTCGAGCAAGCGGGTCAACCCGATGCTCGAGCAGCGCCGGGTGTCTACCGAACAGTCGCTGATGAACCGCGGCGTGCGCCCCGGCACAGAGGCCTATGACCGTGCCATGCGTGCGGTGAGCGAAGGCGAGAACGACCAGTGGAACCAGTTGGCGCTGGGTGGTCGCAATCAGGCGATCTCCGAGCTGCTGCAGGGCCGCAACCAGCCGCTGAACGAAATGAACGCGATGCTCGGCGGCAACCAAATGAACGCCCCGACGCCGCAGGCCGGCGTGGCCCCAACCGACTACAGTTCGCTTGTCGGTCAGAAGTACGCGGCAGACAGCCAGAATTACGCAGACACTTGGGGTGCAATCGGCAACATCGGCAAATCGGTGGGCGGCTGGCTGTTCTCTGACGAGCGATTGAAGACCGACGTTCACTCGACCGGCCAGCGCACCGAGGACGGCATTCCGATAAAAAGCTACCGCTACAAGGGCTCCCCCATGATGCAGCTCGGGGTCATTGCACAAGAGGCCAAGAAGGAGCGGCCAGACGCCGTCAAGCGCGGGCCTGGCGGCTTCATGATGGTGAACTACGACAAGGTGATGAGCTAAATGGCGATCATCGGCGCGAACTCCGGCACGTACACCAAGGCGGACGCGGACCGCAAACGCGCGTTGGCAAAGCAGCTCATGGGCTCAGACTTCCGGGCCCGGAACCCACTGGGCGCTCTGGCCATGTCGCTGGAGGGGGGGCTCAGCGGCGTCTATGACAAGGAAGCCAGCGGCGCCGAAGCGGCTGGCAACAAGCAGATTGCTGAACTGCTCGCCGGCAAGGATTACGCGGGCGTGCTGGGCAATGAATGGGCGAACCCGCAGCAGGCGGCCCTGGCCTCAATGCTTCAGGGCCGCGAGTGGAACCAGCAGGACCAGCAGGCCAATTGGGCGCGCGAGGATGCCCGTTTTGCTCAGCAGCAGGCGGTCCCAGACTGGGAGTTCTTTGAAAGTGGTGGGGACCGCTACCGGTTCAACGCCAAGGATCCGAACTCAGACCCAGAGTTGTTCTTCGATGGGCCCGACGCCGCCCCGGAACCGCCGCGCATCGAGGAGGCTTTTGACCCCGTGACCGGGCGCCCGATCAAGAAGCAGTGGGGCGGTGAAGCCGGTTGGCAGGACTTTGGCGGCGTAGCTGCGCCGAAAGACCCGCTGGTCACGGTCAACACTGGCGAAACCTCGGACGGGGCTCTGAACAAGGCACTGAGCACGAAAGAAGGGGAGAGCTGGGCAACGATCAAGGACGCCGGCATGGTCGCCGGGGCTATGGCGCAGGATCTTGCGCTGCTCGATGAGTTGATCAAGGTGGCGCCGCAGGGGCCAATCATTGGGCCGCTGGCGGAAACCTTCAAGGGCTTCAGCTCGGCCGGCGATGCGTTCCAGTCGATCGTCAAGCGTGTCGCCCCGTCGCTTCGCACGCCCGGTTCCGGCGCGACGTCGGACATTGAGTACCAGGGCTTTCTCGACTCGCTGCCGGCACTGAAGAATTCGCCCGAAGGCAACATGCTCATCAACCAGATCATGAAGTCCAAGGCGGCGATCAACAAGCAGCGTTCGGATATCGTGACGGCGTACCAGGCTGGCGACCTGTCGGCCGAGCAGGCCAGAGCGGAAATGGCTCGCCTCAACAGTGCTTCCATCGTTACCCCGGAAATGCGCCAGGCGCTTGCCGGTGTTGGCGCTGGTGAGCCGTCCGCCGCACCGGAAGTGGGGGCCGTCGTCGAAGGGTTTGTCTATGAGGGTGGCGACCCGTCGCTGCAGTCGAGCTGGAGAAAACTGTAATGGCCGGCCCGTGGGAACGCTATCAGGCCGTCTCGGCCGATGCCGGGCCGTGGGACAAGTTCAAGCCCAAGGCCGAGGAATGGGGGCCGCCGGGCGCTATCGTCCCGATCCAGTTCAAGAAGGGCACGGGCGAGATGCGGCTGGCGATGCCGCAGATCATCACCGACCTGGTGGACGCCGTGCACGCGCCGGGCAACGCGCTTCGTGGCGAGTATAACGATGTGCTGGCGGACCCGGAAACTGGTGTCGTCGAGCCATTCAACCGCGAGATGATGGGCGATGCTGCCACCTTGGCTGGCATTCCGATGTTGGGCAGCGGCGGTGCAGCAGTCACTGCAGAAATGGCGGCAACTCGCAGTGGCGCCATGTCCCCCGGCGCGCGTAGCTTAATCGCAAGGGCTTTGAGGGACGAGGGCATTCCGCCAAACGAAGTCGGGCCGCGGATGGGCGCACTTGGCCCCGACGCGGTGCTGGCCGATCTGGGGCCGCGGCTCCAGAAGCAGGCGCAGGCTATCGCCACTATGCCCGGCCCAGGCCAGAAGACGGTTATCGATGCGCTGCGCATGCGAGCGGCTGGGCGCGATAGCCGCGTCATGGGTGATGTTGATACGACCTTGGGGCCGGCTCCTGTGCCATCGGCCGTGAAAGCGGGGATCCGCGAGGGGCAAGATGCCCTCAGCCCCTACTATAATCGTGCTTTGGCGGGGGCTTCTCGGGTTGATACCTCACCGATCGCTTTGACACTCGACAGCGCCATTGTGAACCTTCGCGGCGAGGCGCAGGCAGCCGCGAAGAGAGTGCGCGGCATGCTCAACGTCGTCGGGGCTGACGAACTCGACCCGTCGCCGGCCACGCTGCTCGAGACCCGCAAGGCCATAGATGGCATGATGGGAACCGAGAAAGACACCAACGCCCTCGGGCTCTTGGGGGAGATCAGGAAGCAAGTGGACGAGATGCTGGGACAGGCTGCCCCCGGCATCAAAGAGGTCGACGCTATGTTCTCCGAGCTGGCCCGCCAGAAGGAGGGCTTTGATACCGGAACCCAGATTTTGCGCACGGGTCCAGAAGCCCCGCACCCGGCAGATGTCGTAGAGCAGATGCTCTCGGGTTCCGTACCAAATGGTCTCGGCGTGGGGCCCTCAGCTGTCCCCTTCCGACTGAGCCAGGGCGCGCGCGCCGATATCGATAGATTGATCGGCACCAAGGCCAATGACCTTCAGGCGCTGAAGCAGGCGGTCGGTGGCGAAGGCGATTGGAACCGCGCAAAACTCGCGGCGGTGTTTGGGGAAGAAAAAGCCGATCAACTGCTGGCAATCATCACGCGAGAACTGCGATACAAGGAACTCGAAGATGGTGCACTGCACGGCTCTCGCACTCAGGTTCTGAAGGCGGCTCAAGACGAGATCCAAGGGCCGGCATCTACGGGGCCCGGCATCGTCCAGAGCGTGCTGAACCTGCAGCCCGGCACCGCGGCCGCCAAGGCCGCTGATAGGGGGCTCGGCTGGATTGGCCGCTCACGGCGCGCCGCCACCAATGCAGCCGCGGCCGACGCGCTGATGAGCAAGCAGGGCGCAGAGATCGCCAAGCAGTTGCTGAGCCCGGGCGCATCCGGCCTTATCGGCGGGGCGGTCAACGCCTCGGCCCGTGGCACGTTGATCGAACGCGACAAGCTCAAGGCCTACGTTGACGAGCTGCTGGGGCGTAACAAGACGCTCAGTCAGTGAACGCGGCGTAGAACCACAGGAGCATGCCGGGCGCCAGCGCGGCAACGATGACCCAGATCGGAGCCAAGTGGGGCAGGGCGTCGAGGACGTAGCCACCAAGGAATATGCATGTGACAGCCCAGACGCCGCTCGCGGTCGCAAGGCGCCCCCACCACTCTACCGGAACAAGTCTAGGACGAATGCGCCGCGCGCCTTTGACGCGATAACTCTCCGGCTTTAGCTCGATATCTGGCATCCGCCACAAGTAACCTCTCCCTCACCTCCGGACAAGACACCATGGCTCAGTGGACACCACAGCAGCTGCAGCAAATGGCTGCGCTGTTGCAGGGCACGCACAACAATCTAGCTGTCGATACTGCTCTGGCCGGCGCCCCTGCACAGCGTTGGGCCGTTGACGCTCAAGGCCAGCGTATCGATCCGTATGCCAGCAATCCCGCCGTTGCCGCTATCGACCAAGCGGCGCCAGGCGGTGGGCAAGCGCCATCTCCCGCTATGAGCTACGCCCCACAGCCGGGACAGGCCCCCGCGCCGCAGCAGGTTCAGCAGCCATCTGGCGTCACGGGCCGCATGGAGCGCAATCCCCTGTTCGGCACGCCGGCCGGCTCGCTGATGAGCATGTTCGGCGGCAAGTCGCAGGCGCCTCAAGGCGGCCTCATGGCCCTCATGGGCGAAATCTTCCGCAGCAGGCCCAGCGCTCCCCGTACCGGCTCCGTGGCGGAAATGGAGCGGAAGCACAGCGGCGGCAGCAGTTACAGCGGCGGCCCAGCGGTTGGCGGCGAATACGCCAGCGGCGGTCGGTAACAAAGGAAACAGCAGATGCCTCGTTCTGGTCCCCCGACCTACACGTATACCCTCCCACCGATTTATATCGCGGTCCCTGGCACGACGATCACTGCTGCGCAGCACAATGAGCCGCTCGAGGACATCGCCTCGACGTTCAATAGTGTGCAACCCATCGTATGGGGGGGCACTGGAGCGAGCAATGCGGCGGCTGCGCTGGCAGCCCTCGGCGGCGCGTCTCTTACCTCCGCCAATACCTTCGCGGCCAATCAGACGATCCGGCTTGCTGACGATGGCGCAACGGCTGGGCCGCTCCTCACCTTGGACCGCAACTCGGCTACGCCGGCCGCGTCCGATATCCTTGGCGAGGTGGTATTCAGCGGGCGGGATAGCGCCGCCGCCACTCAGACCTATGGGCTCATCGGCGCGGACATTGTCGACGCGACCGCTGCAAGCGAGGACGGGAGGCTGTTCCTCCAGTCGGTCATTGCTGGGGCGCTGGCGACGCGCGCCTATGTTGGGGCGGGCATTTACGCTCCGACAGCCACGCTCGGAGATGGCGGCGCAGGGAGTTTGAACTTCCCCACCTATCTGCTCAACGGCGTTAACACGTTCCCGAGCGGGTTCCTATACGGCAGCACCATAGCGAATAACGCGGTCGACGCCACGAACGATATCGATTTCGGCGCCGGCAAGTGCGCGGACGCAACCAATGTGTCGATCGCTGCCATTACTGCAAAGACCAAGCAGCTTGATGCGAACTGGGCGTCCGGCACAAACCAAGGCATGCGATATTCCGGGGCGGCAATCGCCAACACCACGTACCATCTCTATGCAGTATGGCAGGCCGGCGGCGTGGCCCCTGACTTCTATGCCGACCCATCGGCAGTAGCGGCGACCGTCTTGACGCATCTTCAGGCAGAGACAGGCGGCTCATCGTATGCCTATGTGCGACGGATCGGGTCGATAGTGCGCACTGGCGGGGCCATCAAGGCTTTCGTGCAAAACGGCGATCAATTCCTATGGTTGGCACAAGTGCAGGATGTCAACACTAACAATCCCGGGTCTTCGGCCATTACCTCCACCCTGACAGTCCCGGTGGGCATAGTGGTCGAGGCGCTGATCGTTGCTAACATGAGCGCGGGCGCGACCTCAGACATTTCGCTATTGGTCACCCCGCTTTCGGCAGCGGATACGACCCCGTCGAGTTCTATCTACACCCTCAGGACGACCGAAACCGGCGACAAAGCTGCACAGCTTGGGGTGCCCACCAATACCTCGGGTCAGATCCGCTATCGGCTGTCTGCGTCTAGCGCGTCTTTCGGCGTAGCTCTGCAGACTCGCGGGTGGATCGATACGCGAGGTCGCCTGGCGTAACGTGGTCCTCAGGCGTGTGGATGAAATCGAAAGACACATCCTCACCAGCACCGGCCGCCTTTGTCTTACGGGCACCGTGTATCGTGGTAAGATCGTCCCCCCACTCCAACTGGTGGCGCGACAGCCAGAGTGTAAGGCGCCCACGAAGATCGCTGATTACCGCGTTTGTTGGCTGACGATCAGGCGACAACTTCAGCATTTATTGCTCCCGACGTGAAGCCAGCAAGCTAGTCCTGTTCAGCAGCGCGCACAAGCACACCCCTCAACATCCCCGGAGACATCCATGAACCTCCCCGCGTTCTACGCAGGGGTGCGACCGCTATTTGGTGGCGAACTCTCTCAACGACAGGTCGACGCGCTCAACGCCATTCTGAAGGCATGGGGCGCCCACGGCGACGGCAACCCCCGACATTTGGCCTACATCCTCGCTACTGCGAAGCATGAAAGCGGCGCGTTCCAGTACATGCGCGAGATATGGGGCCCGACGCCAGCTCAGAAGGGCTACGAGGGACGCAAAGATCTCGGCAACACCGTCAAGGGTGACGGCAAGCGCTTCATGGGGCGCGGCTTCGTGCAGATCACCGGCCGGCGCAATTATGCCGACTGGTCCAAACGCCTCGGGCTCGACATGCTCAGCAAGCCGACGTTGGCTGAAGGGCTCGACGTTGCGGCCCGCATTCTAGTCGAAGGCATGCTAAAAGGCACGTTCACCGGCAGGAAGCTGGCGGACTATCCCCACGATTTCGTTGAGAGCAGGCGCATCGTCAACGGCATGGACCGCGCCGTGATGATCTCCGGCTACGCCTATGGGTTCCTGAAGGCCATCGTAGAGGCCCAGGGCGTCCCCAAGCCCGCTCCCGCACCAACTCCCGCCCCACAACCCCAAACGCCCGCCAGCGAGGCCGCCAAGCCCCGCAACACGCGCGGCATTGTCGGCTGGATCATCCTCGCTGCTGTCGGCATCGCCTCTGGGGCGGCTGCGCTCTGGCAGCACATCGCCAACTTCTTCGGAGGGCTCTTCTGATGCTCGCTCAAATCTGGGAGGCCCTCGTTCGGTTCAGGACGTGGGTCGTCAACATGTTCGCCGCAGCAATGATCCTCATTCCCGAGTTGCTGAACGCGCCCGAGGTGATCGCAGTCGTTCCGGTCCAGTACCAGAAGTACGTCTTCGTCGCGGCGCTGCTGCTCAATATCTGGATGCGCCCGCGCCCGGCTGTCATGGCAAAGGACGTTGAGTGATGGAAGCGCTCGGCTGTTTCCTCGACCCGGGTGGGTGCTTCAACTCCGGCATTGCCGCGCTCATCGCCTGGTATCCGTTCGGTCTCGAAGGCATCAAGGCCACGGTCTGGATGGCGGTAGGCGCGATCCTCGGCAAGGTCGGGGTGTCTCTCGTGGTTGGCCTCGCTCTGGCGCTCAAGGTGTCCGGCAAGACGGCTGACGTTCACGAGCATCTGGCCGGCGGCAAGGACGCTGCACCGCCCCCGCCGAAGCCGAAGAAGAAGCGGACCATTTTCTGAGCTAAGCTGCCCCTCTCAACAGGGAGGGACAAATGAACCAAATCATCCAAGGAGCCACCATGGCCATGACATCCGAAGAAGCAGTGCAGAAGGGCGCCAAGCTGTTTGCCGATGCAGAGGCAGCGCTGGCCAAGCTGGCGAGCGAAATGCCGAAGATCTATGCCGCGGTACGTGACGGCGGCAGCCTCGGCGGCATCGAGGCGATGGAGCTGACCGCGCAAACCGGGCTCGTCGTCAACGACGCTTTGCTGGCGATTGCCAGCCACCATCAGGAACTGACGAAGAAGGCGCAGGAGAAGGGGATCGACTTGCCCGTGATCGCGTCCGGTGGCCGCTGATGGAGTGGTATCACTACGTCATGGCCGGCGCTGCCATTGCGGCTGCCGTGATCGCCAGAAAGACGCCTCGCGCCTGGCTGTGGGTCGCAGCGCTAGCGGCGGCCTTTATCATCTCGGTTGGCTACCTCAGGGGCTACCAAGCCATTGAGCTGAGCAACCTGTCGGCGGCTTACACCGATGGGGAGATGGTGCCGCTGCTGCGGGACTGGCTGCCGCCCTCGATCGTTGCCGCTGCCTGCGATGCCCTGGTCTGCGTGATGATCTACTTTCTCGGCAAGGAGCGCTGGGAAACGCTCTGGCTCTACGGCATCTGCCTCGCGATGATGGGGACGAACCTGCTTTACGCATCGGGGCTCATCATCGGGTTTCCGCCGATCCCGGATAGGGGAACACTCGGCGCCATTCTTGAAGCAATGAATTTGGCCGCTCTGGTGCTTATCGGGGGCACGGGCATACTGGACCGGGTGCAGCATGGCCGTGGCGGTATTGGGGGCCTTGTGGGTCGTATTCTTCATGTTGGCCATTCGTACCTCAGGGCGCCAGCGAAGCGCTCGCTCTGGCACTAAGCCGGATGGCTAGTCACCACCTACCCCCCGACTTCAACCTCTGGGAGTGGGTCGGCGCCGTTGCCGGGACGGTGATCTCGCTGACCTACTCCAGCCCCAAGACGCGGGCTGAGTTCATCGCAAGGCTGGTGGTGTCCCTGCTGGTTGGCGGGATCTTCGGCTTCATCGTCGGGGATACCGTAGGCTGGCCGGAGTCGGCGCGGCACGACTTTGCAGGCGGTGCTGGTATGGCGTTCTTCTCCTATGCCGCTATCGGGGTTGGAACACGCGCCTTCAACAGCATGAAGCTGCCGCCTCCGAAGCAGTGAGGTCTGCGTTACCCGCCTGCGCTAGAGGGCTCAATCGAACGGCAACCCAAGCCAGTTCGGAAACAGCGGCACCATCTGCTCCGTTGGATACCCACGCGGCGGCATGTTCCACAGCTTGCGCCACCACGAACGACCCTCCCAATCAGCCTTGTTCTTCGCGACCCGCTCCGCCCAAGCGTGGGTCTGGTAGAGCTTCCCGTGCATTCCCACCGCGGTCCAGTCGGTGACCTCGAGGAACTGTCCGCTATCGGCGTAGATGCGGGTTCCAGCTTCAACGAATGTCGGCGTCTCAGACATCACGTCTCTCCTTGCTCAACGGATTACACTCAGGACACGGCTTACCTGCTCCACCACAGTGACAGGCATTAGGGCCGGAGTTGAGAGCGTCGCCCCATGGCCGATCCGGGTGGAACTCGCAAACCCATTCCGTCGAGTTGCAGCGTTCGCACGAGCGATGCGAGACGGGTCGCTGCTCTATGAGGCGGTTGATCTCGGCAATCTGTGCCAGCCCCTCCACAGCCATTCGCTTAACGGCCTCGTCCGTCATCTTCATACCTCACTGTCTTTGGGGAAGAGGTGCGGAGCGGCAGCCCGGATTACAGCGATGAGCTTGGCGCGGAAGTCTGTTTCTCCGCCACCCGCGAGCTTACCGATGAAGTACTCCGCCTCGATCAATGCACTCAGCAATTCCGGCGCGGCAGCGTAGACTTTCGCATCCTTGTCCGATAGCGACCGCAGACTGACCAAGGCTTGGAGATGATAATCTGATCCAGTGTGCGGGCTTAGCCACGGTCTGGCAGACCCAAACCCTTCTTCCGCGTCGAGCTTCTGCCCATCGGGGACAACCACCCACTTTGTCCGCTTCCGATCATTGCTGATCAGCAGCGCCGCGAACTCAAAATCCGCTGGGTAGTCGGGGATGTTCTCGGTCATCGTCTCACTCCGTTCCTTTGCAGTGGGGGAGGGTCAATTGCGGCTCGCAAAGCTTGGACAGGCGAAGTCGCCATGCACCTCGTGGCCCTGATGCTGCGCCCCGCAGGTTTGGCATTCACCGTTGACCCAGTCATCTTCATACCTCACTGTCTTGGAGGGAGGGGGCGACCTCGGCCCAGCGCTGCGTATACGTCAGGTCGATCGCGTCTTGCTCCGAGATGACGCCTTTGTCGCACAGAAGCTGCAGTAGGCGCCCGAGCGTTATCGCTAGACGTTCGCTCCCCATCTCCCTGTCGACCAAATCGCTCAGGTCGATCTCGTGCCCGTTCTCTTTGTCCCGAATAGCCATTCTAAGCTCGCGTTCCTCATCCGTTCACGCTATCATATTCAGCCGCTAAAGTCATAGAAAAGCGCTGAAATGCCCACAAAACCTGACATTTCAGCCCGCGCCGCCGAACTCCAGAAGCGCTACCCCTTCTACACCCTCCAGAACTGCCAGACCCTCGCCGAGATCGAAGCACGAGAGGCCCGAAAGCCCAAACCCGCGAAGAACTGAAGTGCGTACCGCCTACCTGCTCTCCGATGCTCCGCCCCGGATCGTCATCCACTGCGATACATGTTCCCGTCATGGGGACTACAGCCGGGATAGGGCAATAGCCTCACTCGGTGATATCGCCCTCCCGACCTTTCTCACCCAGACGGTCAGGGCAGTCTGTAGTCGGAAGCGGGATACGACAAACTTTGCGGGATGCGGGGCTGTCTTCGCGGATGAGGTCATTGAGGGGCTGGGGCGCTAAGCCGGTTCGTAAGTCGCGGCGAAGATATCCGGCTTGCAGGGATACAGCTCGCCCTTCACGCCTTGGATGATCCAGTCGCCTATGTCTGCCCGGTGGTCGCCATCAAGTGTCTTGATGGTCAGATACGGGGTCGGCGCCTCATCGGGGCTGGATCTCACGGTTCTGTCAACAAGGGCGTCGAAGAACCACTTTGGCACATCCGTAACGGCGACTCGGGTCCCAGTGTACTGGATGGCCTCAACCACGACGGGCCTCTTTCTGAACTTCGTCATTCTCGTTCTCCATACAGGTGGTGGGGATCAGGCAAAACAGTTGGGCCTTTGGCACGCTGAACCTGCTCCACGAGAACACTCACGGAACTGGTTGCGCGAAGCCCCAAACGAAAGTGGCCTTTTTGGCGCTGTTGCGCGGGTTGCGCCACAAAACCACCTGCTCATAACGGTCTGGTTCCAGGTTCGAGTCCTGGTGGGCCCACCATTCTTTCTATCATAGATACAAGCACTTAGCCAGTCCATTACGTGTTGGGCCTCTAGTTCATCGAACCTATTTCACCAGCCGAAGCCGGGTGGTGAAGTCCAGCACCGCCGCTGCCTCGCGCAGATGGTCGGGCGCGAATCGCGCATATACCCGCTCCGTCACCGACGTGCTGGTGTGGCCAAGGAACTGGCTGATCCGTTCCATCGGTATCCCGCCCGCTGCCATGTGAACCGCCGCTGTGTGGCGTAGGACATGCGGCGATACGTCGACCAGCCCGGCGTCAGCTACGGCACGCTTGAAGCCTGTCTTGATCCGCTTCACCGGTTGGCCTCCCCACTCGATGCAATAGTCTGTCAGCGCCATCGCCTTTGCCTGGCTCAGCGAAGCCTTGAGGCCGGGGTTCATGGCGACCACGGCGCGGCCCTTGCGCGGCCCTTCGTCGTCGGAGCGCAGATTGATCTGTCCGCGCTCGAAATCCACCCGATCCCAGGTCAACTCGAGAATGGCGGTGACGCGCCCTGCCGTCTGCAACATCAACTGGATTGCCAGCTTGATGTGAGGCGCGCAGTCGACCGCCAGTAGCTTCGTGATCTCGGCGTCGTTCAGCCAGCGGTCTTTCGATGCAGGCTTCTGCGGCCGCTCGATCTCCGGGGCATACGGGATGAGCTGGCGCTTCACGGCCCACACCAGCACAGTGCGCAGATGGCCCATCTCGGTCCAGATCGTCCCGTCCTTGCGCTTGGCCCTGCGCTGCTCGCGAACGTAGGCGCGGCAGGTATCGACGCCGATCTGGTCGTAGCGCAGGGCGCCGAAGCTGGGCCCTATCACCCCCCACTCAGATTTCATCGCCGCCGCCACGCGGCGCCCGGATTTCTCTTGCCGGTACAGATCCCATAGGGTCTTGACGGTCGGGGCTTTCTGCTTCACCGTTTCCCGTCGAACTACGTCTATGGCCTCGCTCTCGGCTTCCTTTCGCGACTGTGCATCAAGACGATAGCGCCGCCGCTTTCCGTCCTCCCACCAGGAGACACAGAAACCTCCGTCAAGTCGTCCGATCCGGTATTCTGTCGCGTCTGACATTCTTCGTACTCCCCGATTGCTTCGGCCGGAATCCTAATCAGCCTTTTCCCAAGCCGGAAAGCCCGCAGCTCGCCGCGGTGGATAAGGTTGCGAACGTGGTTCGGGGAACACCCCCAATGGTCGGCAACCTGCTCTGGCGTCATCGGGCGCGCCGTCATTTCCCCAACCCCCCCATACCCCACGCCAGCAGCAGGACAGCGCCGACAACAACTGCAATCCTCCAGCGCCAGCGTTCTCTGCGTTCCATCGGGCTCATGGCTGTTTATCCGTAGGGAGGGCGGATCCGAGGCCAAAAGGGTCGATCGCGACATCATCAATCTGCAGAGCGCCGCGCGGCTTCCATGCATGGCCGCAGTCACGGCAATGCGCCTCGATTCGGTCGATGCCCTCAGGCTCGTGGATGCCGAACTCTCGGTCGAAGACGCCAGCCTCAGCGCGGAACGTCGTAGTGAAAGTGCCGCACTCGACTAGGTTTAGATTATCACCTTTGCACTTTGGGCAGTGAAGGCGAGTCTTGAGGAGCTTCATTGCCCATCCCCCTTTCCCGGTGGAGAGAGGGCGGCGGTAAGTGCGGCTACCATGCGGCGAATTTTGTCGCCGTTGCCGAGGCCCATGTCCCACTCTGGATCATCGAGAAACACCGCAATCGCGGTCTTTGCCATCTCCTCCGTTACCCCACCCATAGCCACTGGAGAGGCGCGGACGAGCCGTTCGCTTTCGCACTCTGCGTCGAGCCCAGTCGGCCGATGATCCATCAGCAACCACTTGGACCAGACGCGTTCGCCATCTGTGTTCTGGTATCGCCGCCGATAGCGCCACCCCACCACCTCCGCCTGTTCATCGCTAGAGCGGCGGGCGAGGGCGGCGTGATGCTCGCGGGCCATTTCGGCGCTGCCCTTGAACCCCTCGATTTCTTCCGGGATCGTGGAGACACTGGCAAGCGCTTCGTAGCTGTCAGCAACCCACAGCAAAAACGTGGGGAGGTCGGGCCGCAGTTCCTGTTCCTTGCCCATCAGGGATGCTCCCCGAGGGCGGAAAGGATGCGAGCCTCGTTGTGTTTTTCCGCTACGGACTTGGCCTCATCAACGAGCCGGAAGTATCCACCGACACCGCCTAGCCATCGAACACCGCGCTCGTTGGGCGGATGGATCACGTACTTTAGGTCCAACGAGGCGGCCCAATACTCGTCCTCGAAATCTGGCCCGTGCCACTCAAGCGGCTTGACCTTCACCCGCACCCCGGATGCTGGAGAGGATGGAGAGGCGGCGCGAACGCGGGTCGCGATGAATTCGCGCAACTGCGGCGGCGTGAACTCGATCAGGTGGTGGAACTCATCCGGATCGTTCGCAAATGCCACACTGCCCTGCTGGAAGTCCTCGCACATCTGCGCAAGCGCGTTGTCGTCGGCCGGCAATGCCCCCGCCTCTGCCTCTCTGCGGTGCTGGAGTTCGGTGAGGGCGAGCCCAAAGTCCGCGAACTGTTTTGCCGTCAACAGCGCTTCATCGCGCAGACACGCATCTTCCTTGAGGCGCGCGAAGCATCGAAGATCTCCCAACCGCTCGTCTGTGATCTGTCCTGCTACGGTCATGAGGAGGACTCCGCAGAAGCAATGGCGGCGTTGATGACTTCGAGCTGGTGAGTAGCGCTCGCCCAGCCCTCAAGCCACTCGCGAGCCTGGCGCAATGCGTCCAGCATTTCCGGTGCGGCGGCGATCAGCCGGGCGTGCTTGTCGCGCTCTGCGCGGCCGGGGCCGATATCCCTTGAGGCATAGGAGAGCACCGTGGCGATAGGTCGGGGCCACCGATCGGAAACGATGTTTACCGCAGTGTCTTCGTCGTTCGGCTGATCCAGCCAGCGCGTCGTCCTCACTTCGTTCACGGCAGTGTCAGGGGAGGTCATGGCTCACCTCACCTTGAAATCAGGGATGATGACGGACGGCTTGAAGTTCACCGTGTAGAAGTCGGTCCCAACTTTCACGTCCTGCAACTGCTCTACGAACACGAGCTGGTTGTCGCCGAGGATCCACATGTGCTTGACGAAGCCAGTGGGCGTCTTGCAGGTGATGGTGACTTCGTTGCCGGTGTCGGCGTTGCCGCGCGAGCAGAAGCCCTTCACCTCCTGAATGTAGGCGTCGGTGATGCCGTTGTAGAGGACGACGCGGCGCGGGACTTCAAAGTTGTCGGCGGCTTGGCTGAGGTTGCGGGACGCCACATCGGCGTCACTGCATGCGGCCAAGCCGGTGATTGCGACGGCGGCGGCAAGAAATGCGACGGTTCTGGTCACGGCAGTGTCCTATCTGACGTTGCGGGAGAGGGGGCGAGACACCAGCTTGCGGCCTTCGGGCCACGGGTTCTCGCGCTGGGGAATGGGGCGGGAGGGCTTCGAACTACGCTGCTTCGCGGGGCGATCGTGGAAGCTCTTGACCACATCCTGGCTGACGAACAGCAGCCCAGCATCAACGCGGCTTTCCAGCGTGTCCTGAAGCCCGCGTAGGGCAAAGAACAACCAATCCTCGCCGGTCAAGAACGTGCCGTTCGGCAGCTTCGCGCGCATGTCTCGTGGCAGGCGAAGCACGCATCAGCGACAGACAGGTCGCTGGCCTTCTGGCTGCGCCCGGTATGCCGGTCACGGATGTGCGCTGGAATGGTGGTCTCGGTGTCGCCAGTGCAAACGCCGGGGATCTGCAGTTTGCAGGTCGCGCCCCGGGAGCCGGCGAGGTACTTGGTGGAGCTGATGCGGGTCATGCAGCCAAATCCCTGCCGTCGAGCCAGAGCTTGTAATCGGTGTTCAGAGTGCGGAAGGCGGTCGCCGCGTCCTCGTTGTGATCGAGCGCGGCGCGGCTGCTGACGTTGCAATGGCCACGCACATAATCAGCGGCGGCATCGGCATCAGCCACATTGATGTATTTCCAGAAGGCGGGCTGGGCGCAGATGATGCCGGCGATCTGCGCCAGCGACTTCTGCGGGCGCGGCGGCTCAATCTCGGCAACCGTTACGTTTTCTGTAACAGTTGGTTCGAGATACATCCGGGCGATGGCAACCGGCGTGCTGGTGTCCGGCATCGGCGTTCCGAGCGCGGCCTGCACGAGCGCCTGGTGCTCAAGCGGCACCTCGAAAATTAGCTGAAGCGCCTTGCGGGTCTTCACCATCTTCCATTCGACGTACTCGGCTTCAATGATTGCTGCGTCGGTCACGGAGAAACCGGCGACGGGTTACGATCCCCGCCGCCGCCCTTTCAGTTGGGGACTGTTGCGGAAGCGCCTGACTTTTCGGCGCGTTCCAAATTGTCGAGGTGAGCGCCCAACGTCGCCGGCATGGGTTTCAACGCCAGAATGCGCTTCTGGTAGATGCCGTACAGACGGTCGAATTCCACTTGAGGCATCTCAGCCTCGGGCAGGAACTTGATGCGCTCCCAGACTTCGTCGACGCTCTTGATGGTGTTGCCAGACTGGATCTGGTCGGCGTAGCTCATACGGGGCGCGGGCGTGGGCGCCGGCTCGTCCGCGACGTTCGCTTGGGTCTTGTCGTAAAGCGCCAGTCCGAACGGGTTGCCGAACGTCATAAGCGCTCGCTTCATAGCGTCCGTCTCGGCTTCCTTGATCGCGCCCTCGACGGCGTCGCCGATGGCTTCCGGCTTGCCCATCCCGGAGCCGTACCCTGTGCCCTCCCGGATGACATCGCCAACGGTCACGCGCACTTTCGCGATGTAGCCAATGCGCCACTGATCATAGGGGCCGCTGTCGCCGGTGAGATGCACTAGGTCGCGGTTCGTCTCAGTGAGCAGAACGGTTTCCCGCTGCCAGCCGTCGAACCCGAAGATGCGGTTCGCCTCGGCTATGACGTGCCAGCCTTCGACGTAGGATAGCTTCCGCCCCGCCTGCTTCCGCTCCTTGACGGTGGAGCGATCGAGCGGCTTGGCAAGCTCCGCCTTTTGTGCGTCGGTGAAGGTCATTTCACCCTCACTGTCAGCACGTTCTCGCCGGTCACCAGCGCCGCGCCTGGCACATCGGCGCCGGCCTCAAGCGCGAGCTTCAGCGCGTCTTTGCGCGGCACTCGCCTGACTTCCTCGGTGAAGAAGCCCTGCGGCAGCTCGTCTAGGTCGGTGATCGACACGGACGTGTTGCCAGCGCGGACGCTCACAGTGGCTTCGGGCAGGGGCAGGGTGGGAAGCTTGGCCGTAGCCATCAGCTTGAGCAGCAGGCCCTTGAGTCCGTCCGCGCCGCGTGACAGCCGGTCCCGGCGTTCGGTGAGATCCTTGATGTAGAGGTTCAGCCCTTCGGCCATCGCTAGCCGCTCCTGGCGGGCGCGGACGATCTTCGACGCGACGGCCGGCAGCGAGGTTTCGGCTTCGAGCATATCGGAGCGCAGTTCCTCGTCGTCCATCAGCTCCGGATAGGCCTTGAGCATGGCGTCGATAGCCGAACTCGTGTACGATACATCGGCCGCGAGATAGTCGTTCATGGCAGCACCTTGCGGAGGTTTTCCAGCGCCTCGACCACAGCCGCATCACGCAGGCTGACCAGTTCGGACAGTTCACCGCGGCGGGGTGTTGCACGGGCCATCTGGACAGCTTCGTCAGCCGATCGCAGGGCGAAATGCAGGTCGGTGAGATTGCGGTAGTCGAAGCTGGCGACAGGCTCGGCAACATCGGCCGGCACAGCCAATCGAAGGGCGCGGTTCATTTGCTGCTCCTGGCGTTCACTCGGTTGCGTTCGGCCATCTCGAGGGCCATGCGGCGCTTGCGTTCGTCTTCGCTGTTCCAAAGCAACAGCATCGTTTCGAAGTCGACGGGCGCCTCTACCGGTATCTGCTGTATGGGGGTGGAGGGGGATGGGAGGGTCACGTCAACACCGCCCAAATCAGCCATGCGATCAGCGTCACAACAAACGCGACCGAGTGAAAGAACAGCCACACCAGCGGCGGCATGTCGGGGAACGAGCCGCCGCCCGAAGGCTGGATGGAACTGCACTTGAACGTGGACCATCCGAAAGCGATGATGGTCACGGCGAGCGGCGCAAGCCACCAATCCGCAACGAGGGTGAAGGTCATCCTCTTTCTCCTTCAGTAGGAGAGAGAGCGCGGTTCCAGTCTACTTCGCCGGTTTCAGCGAGGTGACGGAGGACAGAGACGGCTTGCGTGTCGGTGAGCGCGCGAAAATGGCCGAGGTACTCACCCGGGGCGAAAAGGCGTACAGACTGCGGTCGTGGTAGACCAAGCCAGTCCGTCGCTCCGTCCCAGATGGTCTCGGTGTCCCGTTCCTTGGCATCCCCGCCGGAAAGCAGAAAGGACCATCCCGCAACACAGGCGATCGTTGAACAATCGGTGCCGAAGTGGTTTTTCATGTCGTCGCCGGCGTTGAAGTCGCTGAGAAGCGGTCGCATGTTGAACCCCAGATCTGGGATCGAGTGCTTCTCGATAGCGTCAGCGACAGCCAGAATGTTCTCGCGGTTCATCTACGCAGCTCCTTTGATCTGGATATCGGGGATGCGGGAGAGGGCAGCAGTGATTGCCGAGGACGTGGACACAGACCGCTTGGTGCGGGTGCCAGCTTCGAAGGCGGAGAGGTCTTCCTGCGCCTGCTGAAGTGCCCAATAACAGGCGGCCAAAGCTTCCCGCAGCGCGTCAACTTGCTCGCCTCGACACAGCAAATCTGCTACAGTCGAAGCCTGTTCTTCGCCGACCCATTCGGTGACTTCGCAGACAGGGAAGCCAAGCGAAATGCTGGTGCCGCCCTCAGCGAGTTTGGTGTGGACTGGGGCCTTGTGGATCATCGTTCCGGTGGCGCTGTATGCGGGTTCCGCGCTCATGCGGCCCTCCCGTTCACACGCTGGTCAATGCTGGCAACCCAAGCAGCGGTCTGCCGCGCCTTGACGCACTCGACGTAGAAGTCGTGCCACTCGTTCGGGATGGTGTAGCGCTCGGTGACTTCCCCATCGGCCCAAGTGAGGACGTAGACCAGTTCATCGCTGTCATCGAACGGGCGGCGCGTGTATGTCTTGACGAACTTCGTGTCGATGTTGACCGGACGTTCAGACGGGTTGCGCTCGGTGAGGGTGGGGGACATCAGGCGGCCTCCACCAGTTCAGGGTTCGCCAGCAGGTAGGCGCGAACCGCCTTCCCGAAGTTGTTGAGGTCAGCTTCGCTGGTGACCCAGCTGTGGTGGCAGGTGATGAACCGGTCGACATCGCTTTCGTATTCGGGCGACGTGTCGAAGTCGGTCAGGAATCGGCGCGCGTCACGCGTCACGAACGGGAGAAGCTCGCGAACCTTCGCTTCGGTGTAGGTGTCCTCGACCATCTCAGTCTCCCCTTCCACAAGCCCCATGGCTCGTGTTGTCTGAAGAGGATGTAAGCACAGCTTGCATCTGAGTGCAAGCGCAATCTAGCAGACGTGCAAGTTTACCTTGCCGGTGCAAGCCGAGAATGCATCAAATGATAGGGTAGACTCAGGCCATTCCGGCCATGACGACCACGTGCACCGAAACAACACGGGCGTGGTCGAACACCATCTCTTTGGGAGGGTTGTGCTGGGTGAGCACCAGCTCGCGGTTGTTGTGCCGGACGAACTGTTTCACGTAGGCCCACGGCTCGGAGTGCTCATCCTCCATCACCTGGACAACCACATAATCGTCCCGGCGGGGCGTGCGGGAGGGGTCGACAAAGACCACCTCTCCGTCGAGGTATCTAGGCTTCATGCTCTCGCCAGAGACTCTAACGCCATAGGCATTTTCTATCGCGACGACGTTGGGAGGAGCAAACGCATGAAACAACACATTGCCGTTCATAAGGAATTCCCCATCTACGCCGGCAACTGCTTGTCCGTATACAGGGATCTCACGCCACGGACCATCGAGGGTCTTGTCAATTTTAGCGTTTGCTTGAGTTGCGGCCCCACTGGGCAAATATTGCCCATTAGTGGTACCGGAAGCAACGGGGGTATGACGAGATTGTGACAGAGGGGACTCTGGCGGCGCGCCGCGCCCCTTGTCGAGCCAGTCTAAAGTCACATTGAAGGCTGTGGATATGTTCCGTAGGTTTTCACGGGATATGTCGCCGCCAACTTCCCAGTTTGCGACGGCGCCTCGGCTCACGCCGACATGACCGCCGAACTGGGCTTGGGAGAAGCCCAGCACGTCCTTACGTAGATAAGCAATCCTACTAGCCAGCGTTTTCATGGTTTCGGGAATGTGCCGCAGGCGTCGCTTGCACGCACGCTGAAAGTCCTTGCAGTGAAGTGCAAGCTGTGCTTACAGTGCAAGCCATGGACACAGCAGTTGCAAAACTCAAGGAAATCGGTTGGGGGCCGGTCAGGCTTTCTGAAGCGCTTGGCGACCTGAAGCCCCAGGCCATCTCTCAGTGGGTCAAGGTTCCTGCCGGCCGCGTGCTGGAAGTGGAGCGTATCACCGGTCTCTCGCGTCATGACTTGCGCCCCGACATTTTCGGTGAAGCAGCATGAGCACAGCTCTCTTCCTCACCGGTATGGCTGCTGTCGCGTTCTTTCTCGCGTGCCTGACGGTGCTGTCATGAGCAACGGCATCAGCGACGAAGCCATTGTCGCGTATGCCGCCGACCTGATCGACCTCGAAGGCCGTATCAACGAGCTGCAGGACGACAAGAAGGCCACCTATGCCAGCGTTCGGGATGCGTTCGGTAAGCGTACGGCAGACGCTCTGAAACTTGCCATCAAGCGTTACCGCATGGATGCGGACAAGCGCGAGGCTGCTGACGAGGTAGATGCGGAGGCCGATAGGTTCCTGTCGCTCATCCGCAGCCCTCGTGCGCCGCGCGCCACGCGTACACGAGAAATCATTGAGGAAATTCCGCCGCACGATGCTGATGGCGTGATCCTCGAAACCAGTTCCCCAACCACCAACGGAGGCGACAATGAAACGTCTGAACACTCTGAGCTTGTAAACCTGGGCCGGCGACAATTTCGCGACCGCGCCGCTGAAGGCGCAAATGCGGATGAGCATCAGCACCCGCAACCTGCTGCAACACACATCGCGCCCACCGAGAGCGCCGCTGATGAAATCTCGGCACCCATTCCCCAACCGGCAGAGGGTGTCACTCCGACCTCTGCGGGCCACGGCGACGAGAGCGCGGTGCTCCCTTCCGCTGCTCTCGTCGTTGCCGATCGAACCAAGCCGAACCCGATCTGTCAGGACCCAGAAGACTGCGGGATAGAGGCTAGCTGGAACCACGTATGCGGGTCGTGCCTGCGTCGTCGCGCCCATGTCGAAGCTGCTGGCGCGGTGCAGTAGCATGACCATCACTCCAAACAAGCATCAGATGAAAGTCGGCACGACGCGGGGGCTCGCGTCTGGGGTCATGTGCCGACTTACACCTGCTGCTCACCAAGCGCAGGGCCACGTTCATTCGTTCGTGGCTGGCAGCAACAGGAAACTCCTCCCCCTGTCGTTGCTCCGTAGCACTGGCCGCGGGCTTCGCGCTCGCGGCGCCTTTTTCGATTTCCGCACTCAGCCATGCCGGCAAGCTGTCGCTGATGTGCTTCCAAGCCATTCCAAAATCTCCGTCTCTCGCATTGACCAACCTAGGCAATGCGGAGACCGGAAAATTGGAAATCCAACCCAAAAACGAGCGTCATGACATGAGTGCGACTGCGCAGCTTCTTCTGCGGGATTACGCCGGCCATCAGTGGCCGACCCTGAACCACAAGGGCCGCATGGCTCGGTTGGCAGGCCATTTGCGCATGGGGCACCGCAGGGTGCGCGCGCTCTACCAGAACGAGTTCGGGGTTCGTGTCCGTGCGGACGAGATGGCAGCGATCCAGTCGCTGCAACAGCGAGAGATTGAAGAGGCAAATCGGGATGATTTCCAGGCTCTACAGGCGCGCATTGCTCGCCTTGAAGCAGCGCTTTTCCAGAGCGACGAGGAATTCCATCACGACCAGATGGCTGGCCTCCGCGCGGCAACTGACGGACGACGCTGAGGCGATGTGCCCGCCGCGCCCGCCATTCGATCCAACCAAACCAGACGACCGAAACTACCGCGTCTGAACCCCCTGAACAGAAGGAAGAGCGAGATGGCCACAGTACGGAAGTCACTTTTGGGAGCGGCAACCGCAGCCCTGTTGTTGGGATCGAGCCTCCTCGGCGGGGCGATGCGCGCATTCGATAACGAGATGCCGGCCTTTGGCTCTCGTCGCACGCCGACGTTTGCCGCACCTGTCGAGTACGACGGCAACGGCAACAAGGTGAAGCCGAAGCGGCATCCGGCGCATAACGCCAACCGCAAGACGAGGGAATGGCGGGCCTACGCCTCCCGCGTCACAGCCACTCACAGCTTCAACTACGACGAACGCGACGACAAGTACCTGCACTCGGCAGCGCGTCGCGCTCGGGCAGCCCTACTCCTCGCTGCTTAGCCTCCCTCCCTCAACCAGCATCACTAGGGGCCGCTATGATGAAACTACGGGCGTTGGATTTGTTCTGTTGTGCGGGTGGGGCCGGCATGGGGCTTGCGAGAGCGGGCTTTGAAGTCGTTGGCGTCGATATCCGGCCTCAGCCGCGGTATCCGTTCGAGTTCCGCCAGGCGGATGCGTTGACGTTCCAGGTGGATGGGTTCGACTTCATCTGGGCCTCTCCTCCATGTCAGAGGTATTCCGATCTCGCGAAGCGCAACGGGAACGCCGCCGACTGGCCGGATTTGGTGGAGCCGATCCGCTCCAAACTTATAGCATCCGGCGCCTACTTCGTCATCGAGAATGTGGACGGCGCCCCGCTTCGGCGTGACGTGGTGCTGTGTGGAACGATGTTCCCTGGCCTCCGTGTTCTGCGGCATCGCCTGTTCGAAACAAACTTCGCGATTGAGCAGCCGGTGCACCCCTCGCATCCGCTGGTGTTCACCCACGACAAGCGCAAGGCGCACTACGGCAAGCTCGATCAGAACAGCTCGTTTGTTCAGGTGACAGGCGGCGGCAATTGCTCCGTGTCGAACGCGGCATCGGCCATGGGCATCGACTGGATGACCAAGGATGAACTGAACGAAGCCATCCCGCCTGCCTATTCCGAGTTCATCGGCCGCGCCGCCATCGATCACATCGAAAGCGAAAGGCTCGCAGCATGATGCACTTCCTCGAGTTCTTCCATCGCAAGCCCGTTCACACGGAAGTCCGTTACGTCGCGGCGACGAAGGCTGAGAGCAAGGCAGCTCGTGCCCGTGCCATTGGCCGCCGTCTCGAGCTTGAGTTCATGGCCATCCACATGACGCCAGAACAGCGTGAAGCGGCGAAAAGCCGGGGGCTCATGCGGATGCAGGGGAGGGCGCGATGAGCGTTCCTAGCTGGGCCGTGGCCGGGGCTGCGGTTGTTTGCGTCAGAAGCTTCGAGAACGCCCGCACGGTTTACGACCAAGGCTATCGAGAGATGCCAGTGATCAACCGGACATATCGGCTCGCGTGGGTCGGCGATTACCCAGACTTGGGGGCGGTGTGTTGCGGCCTCGATGGGTTCCCTAGCGATCACGGCTTCGACCTGAATGGCTTCAGGCCGGCGATTTCCCAATCCGACGATCTCGCGGCGCATTTCAATCAGCACCTTTCCGCCAATCGGAAGACTGAGGTGCCTGCGTGACCCCCCCCCCTAAACACATAGGAACCGCAGTAGCCGAGGGGTTGGCAGTCCCGGCTTGGCCAGATCGAACACATCGCACAGTTGCGGAAGCGTGGGAGCTGACGGCAGAGCAGATCGCCGCAGCTCAGCGCCAGCACGAGGAACCGCAGCAGCGGGATTGGAGGCGGGCATGAGCCATCCGAACGACTACATCCGCATGAAGAACCGGGCGATGCATTCGCCAGCTATGACGCGGCAGATTGTGCTCGAGCGATATCTCGACGGCCATCAGCCCTACGACATTGCAAACCGGCTGGGGATGCTGGTTGCCGATGTTCGAACGCTTCTGTCCCTGGAGGGGATCGTGGCCGAGGCGCCGGTGCCGGCCAGACCCGTTCACCCGATGTGGGATTACGACGAGGACAAGCGCCGCGAGGCGATCATCCGGCGATCCGCCAAGGGTGCTCGGGAGACACTGGCGATGCACCGTCGCCAAATCAGCTTTTCCACGCTTTCCACTTCAACCCCTGCGTCGGAGCAATTCACAGAAGAAAGCCTTGAATAGATCGGCCGAGAAATTTGGAAACCCCCGTTTCGGTTGATAATATCCGTACTGCGCTTTTCCGCAAGGACCCAAGAATGGGCAAAGTCGTGTTCATCGAAGAAGCTGCGCGGCAGCGAGACGTGACTGTGCAACAGGCATGGGATCGCTACGTCGCGGCCATGCAGAAGTCGAAAGAGACTTTGCTTGTCGAGGACGGCATTGCCGCCGGCAAGGCCTACCGCCAGTTTGTCGAACTGTTCACGAGGAAGGCATGAACCTTCCCGCGTCCAAGATCGTCCTGTCCGAAGTCGATAGCGAGATCACTCTGCTGGGATCGCTGTTCATGGCGCCTGGGGCGTTTGAGCAGATGGGCGGCAGCATCCGCCCCGAGTGGTTCTCGGATGGCATGCTGCGCTACATGTTCGAGGCGTGCCGCAAGATGATCGATGAAGGGCTCCGGCTGACGCCGCAGTCCGTCATCTCGTCGCTGCCCGAGGATTGCGGCGGCATCGCCCGCAACGCCCTCTATGCCCGTGTCTGTGGCGCAGCGCTGCCGGTGAACACCATCCCGGGCGTCGTATCCATCGTGAAGGATCGATGGGCGCGGCGCGAGCTGATCGAACAGGCCGAGCAGATCAGGGAACGCGCCGACATGTTCAGCGAGAACCCCTACGACCTCGCCAGCGATGTCATCGTCTCGCTGGACAGCATCAACGCCGATCGGTCGGGCACAAAGGTCAAGTCACTCGACACGGCCATGCAGAACGTGCGGGAGAAGAAGACTGTTCGCCGCGGCGCCAGCACCGGGCTGCATGCGCTAGATGTCAAGCTCAACGGATACGTGCCGGGGCAGCTTTACGTCATCGCCGGCCGCCCTGGTATGGGCAAGTCGGCCTTTATGTGCTCGTCGCTTCGGCGCACGGCACAGTCGGGCAAGGGCGTGGCAATCTTCTCGCTGGAGATGACGGCGGAGGAAATCGCCTGCCGGTGTCTGTCCGATGGGCTCGACAGCGTGCACGCACCGTACTTCGGCGACATTCTGAAAGGGCTGATGTCCGAAGGGCAGGAGGCGGACCTACAGGTGGCGCAGGACAGCCTTAGCGGGCTGCCCATGCTGGTCGATGATGACGCCCGCCAGACATGGTCGCAGATCGTCGCCAAGGCGCGTCAGGCCAAGGCCAAGTTCGAGGCGCAGGGCATCCCGCTATCTGTGGTCTGCATCGACCACATGGGGCTGGTGACGCCTTCCGATCGCTACCGCGGCAACAAGGTAGCCGAGGCCGGCGAAGTCTCAGGGCAGGCGAGGGCGCTCGCGAAGGAACTGGACTGCTGTGTAGTGCTGCTGTGCCAGCTCAGCCGCGAGGTTGAGAAGCGAGACGACAAGCGCCCGGTGATGTCGGATCTTCGCTGGTCTGGCGAGATCGAGCAGGACGCCCATGTGATCGGCTTCCTCTACCGCGAAGCCTACTACCTGGCTCAAGACGCCAACGCCGATCCTTACAAAGTCTCAGAGGTAAGGAACCGGCTCGAGTTCCTTATCCGCAAGAACCGCAACGGAGAGACGGCCGATGTAAGGCTGTGGTGCTCCATTGGCCACTCGATGATCCGGGACGAATAGCCATGACCGATTGGTACAAGATGAACCCGGTAGACTGGAACGATGGCACCGAGGATCTGACGCTCGAGCAGGAGGCGGCGTACCTCCGCATCTGCAATGCCATCTACATCACCGAGCGTCCGATCCGTGAAAACTGGTTCGTCATCGCCGGGCTTTTGAGGTGCAGCGACCGGAAGGCCAAGCGGCTCATTTCTGAGCTGGTTGAGGCTGGGAAACTGATCATCGAGGACGGCCATATTTCCAATCGGCGGGCCATGGACGAGGTGTCGACGCGTCGTGGGCTGAGCGTGGACCGTTCGTCGGCGGGTCGCCGGGGTGGCGTCGAGAGCGGAAAGTCGCGCGCTAAGACATTGAAATCGCAGGATACGGCTGAAGCAATTGCTTCGAAGCAAAACGAACCAGAAGAGATAAGAGAAGAAGAGAAGAGAGATCCCCCAAACCCCCTTAGTCAAAAGCGCTTCGCAAATCCGAGCGTGGTGCTGCAGTCGGTAGTTGATCCGATGACGGCTCAGCAGTTCGTCGGCCACCTCGAGGAAAAGCGCCGGCCGCTTTCGTCGCAGTCAGCCGAGATGCTGGTCGACACGCTGCGGGAGGTGGTGCGGCTCGGCGGCAATCCAGCCGAGGCGCTGAAGCTGGCGATCAAGAAGGGCTGGGTATCGGTCGACATTGAGTATCTGCGAAACGCAGGGTTCAAGTTCACGAACCTCGCCGCGGCGCCGGATGGCTTCAACTGGCAGGCCGCTCTGGACCTCTTCCGCGAGGATCCAGGCAACTGGGCCGCCGGCTGGGGGCCAAAACCGGGTGAGCCTGGCTGCCGTGTCCCAGCCCAATTCCTAAGCCGTGCCGCAGCCTAGCAACCCCACAGAGCGAGAGTAGAGGATCATGAGCAAATCGGACGACAGTCGCGAATTCTTTCAGCAGTACGTGCTCAACGCCGCACGCGGGGCTGGATCCAGCCGTTTGAATGTTGCTGGCGCGGTTCGCGAGGCGATCGAGGCTTACGAACTCATCGAGAAGACGATGCGTGAGCGCGAAGCTCGGGAAGGTAAGGGATCATGAGCGACGAGACGAATGAACCGAAGCAATGGCCAGAGCGGGAAAGCGGCGTGACCGACATCCTCGCGGACTACAGCCAATTCATCAACGACCGCGCTGAACTAATGTCCCTGCTTTACGACATCGACATGCTGCCGGAGCAGACCGTCACACGCGCTGGCGCCATCCGTCTCGCTGGGCTCTGCGCTGTGTGGAAACGGATGGAGGCGGCTGAACTGGCGCTAGCTTCGGCCAGCCCCGCCCCGGAGGCATCATGAGCGACGTGACGATACCAGATGACGTGATGGCAACTGCGCTGAAGCTTGCCAACGAGAACTGCGGTGCCGATGCCTCGTTCTGTGTCGGTGCGTTCGCCCGCGCCAGCCTAGCTGAGAGAGAGCGCGCAGCAAAGGTAGCAGAGGCCGTGGCCCAGGATTGCCGAGACTTTGGCGCCAAGGCTCAGCGCCGGCAGCAGAAGATGGCCTCTAACGCCCAAGCCTTCGTTGCTGATCGCATCGCCCAAGCCATCCGGTCTTCCCATGACTGAGGGGGCGGACACGATGCCGGACCATGCATGGGATCTGGCGCAGCGGAGGAACGTCCGCGAGGACGCTCAAGCGCGGATCGACGGTAAGGTTGTGGCGCAGATGATCCTCGATTTCCATCGCGAATTTCGAGGCATTTACGGCGACGACACGATGCACAGCAGCCTCTGCGCTGTTGGTCCTCTGCAGTCGATGATCGGCCTCGCTATCAAAAACGGGCTGCTCCGCCATGACTGAGGGGGAGAACATGGTGGAGAGGTGCGCGGACATTATCGCGAGCCACATCGACATGTTTTATGTCAACGGGGCTCCGCCAGCGCGAGCCATTTCCGCCGCCCGCGCCGTCATCGAAGCCCTAATGGAGCCGACAAAGCCCATGGTGTTCTTCGGCATGGATGCCATGGCTCGGGACGACCTTGAGCCGACCGAAGACGAGTTCAGGGCTGGCTTTGTCGCAGCGCTTCGAACCGCCCTAGGCACCCACCTTTCTAACCAAGGAGAGAAGGAATGACGGCCACCCTGTTCGCGAACGCTGCCGAAGTGCTGTCGGCAATGGCCGTGGTGCGGAAGCATTTGGCTGAGGAGTGGATCAGCGAGGGCTGCCGCCTTGAGCAAGACTTCGGCTGCATTTCGTGCCGCGCGCTCCGTCTCGATCAAGAGCTTGCGCTGTTGCAGTACGAACTGGAAGTAGACCTCAAATCGGCGGAAAAGTCAACATAACCACCCTCCTAACCCATCTACCATCCATCTAAGCACAAGGGGCACGACACCAATGGGCACCGACGAACTCCACGATGAAATGCTGGCTGCGTTTTTGGCCATCGAAGCGCAGGACGCTCACGTGCTGATGCGTCGTGAGGTGAAGGCTCGGGAGCAGATCCCTTTCATAGCCATGTCGGTAGCAGTACGGCGTGGCATGACTGGGGCGACTGGCGTGCCGGAAAAGCGTGAACCCAACGGACGGCTGACCCGCAAGGCGCCGGAGAAGAAGAAGCGCAAGCAGTCAGCATTCGACAAAGCGCAGGACGAGACCATTGCCGTAGCCAGGGACGCCCGCCAGCGGCTGTTCGGGCTGTCGAAGGACGATGCACGCAGCCAAGACGGCGGCACCTTCATCGGCCGGCTCTGTGTCCAAGGTCGAGGCGGCAATGGGGTAGAGGGCATCACCGCCTCGCAGTACGAAGCGCTCTGCAGGTGGGAAGAACTGGCGGCTCAGCACCGCGGCGTTGTGGCAGCTCCTCGAGGCGACGGGGCCTTTGACCCGAACAAGGTCAGTGGGCGCGGCTCTGGTGTGGGCAATGGCTATGCGGCCAAGGTCGAGGAAGACTATCGCAACGCCCATGAGGCGATACAGACGGCACAGAACGAACTGCGGGGTAGGGGCGTGCTGTTTGCGGCGCTTTACGAGTGCGTCGAGCGAGACCGTGAGTTCTTCCACCTCGTGGGCGACCTGCGTCACGCGGCCAATGCGCTCATTCGCCATTTCAAGATCGGTGACAGAGAGCGCGGCGGTCCTTGACACTGCTGTCCAAATCGTTAGTGTCAGGCAAATCAGAATGGCGCTTCGCGCCGAACCGGCCCCGTGGTTTGACCTCCCGGGGCTTCTTCTTTGGTGGTGGCATCTGGTGATGTCCTCGCGCGCTGCGCGGGTGCTGGTTCGATCCCGGCGGGTAAGAGAGGTTCGACTCCTCACGCCGCCTTAGCCTCCGCCAGTTCCCACTAACTGTTCCACATGAACACCGACCCTTGGGGCAACAGGGTGGCTCAGCTAAGCCTGCAAGAGGCCGCCGTGTTTCTCGGCGTGCAGCCAGACGCCCTACACGCAATGGCCTGGGCCAAGCAAGGGCCCCCATCCAACGGATCATACTGGTTCCCCACGTTCGACGCTGAAGCGCTGAGCGAGTGGAAGAAGCAGCACGCAACAGGCCGCGATATCCCTGCGGGTCGTTCACTCGGCACCAAGGCAATCTACCGGCACAGAGCGAGATAGACCATGCCGGCAGGACGCCCATCCACATATGACCCCGCGTACTGCGAGCAGGTCGTAGAACTCGGCAAGATCGGGTATTCGCCAGCTCAGATGGCTGCGCACTTCGATGTGGCGCGCGAAACGCTGAACAACTGGGCTGAAGCGCACGAAGAATTTTTAGCAGCGCTCAATCGTGCGAAGGCTCACTGCCAGGCATGGTGGGAGTCGAAGGGCATGGATGGCCTCGAAAAGCCGGGCTTCAACGCCGCGGTTTGGAAGAAGTCCGTAGAGGCCCGCTTCCGCGACGACTACACCGAACGGCAGGAGCAGACCCACAAGGGCGATCCGAACAACCCGCTCGTGCATCGCGTCGAGATGGTCATTGTCGACGCTGAGGGTTGAAGTCCCGCGCAAGCTGAAGCCGCTACTGCAGCCGGCTCGCTACAAAGGGGCATACGGCGGTCGCGGCGGCGCCAAGTCACACTTCTTCGCAGAGCAGATGATCCTCCGGTGCTTCATGTCGCCAACCCGCGGCGTGTGCATTCGTGAGATCCAGAACTCCATCAAGGACTCGGTCAAGCAGCTACTCAGCGACAAGATTTCGAAGCTCGGGCTGGAGAGCGAGTTCGACGTGCTCGAGCAGGAGATACGCGGGCCCAACGGCTCGCTGATCATCTTCAAGGGCATGCAGTCCTACAACGCGGCCAATATCAAGTCGCTCGAGGCCTACGACATAGCCTGGGTGGAGGAAGCGCAGACGCTGTCCCAGCACAGTCTCGATCTCCTGCGCCCGACGATGCGTAAGGACGGCTCGGAACTGTGGTTCAGTTGGAACCCTCGATACAAGACCGACCCGGTCGATATCTTCTTCCGCAAGCGGCTGCCTGAGGGTGCAATCGCCGTTCCGATCAACTGGTCGGACAACCCTTGGTTCAAGGATACGCCGCTCTACAAGGACATGCTGGCGGACTTCGCAGCCGACCCTGACAAAGCCGAGCACGTCTGGAACGGCGCTTATGGTGCGGGGCAAGGCGCAATCCTCGCTCGATGGGTGAACAAGGCAGAGCGCGACGGCCGCATCAACAACAGCGTGGTGTTCGACCCCTCTGGCATCAACGTCGAGTGGTCATCGGACATTGGCTTTCACGATACTGCGTCGTGGTGGCTGTGGCAGCGCAAGATCAAGGGCTTTTCGCTCCTCGGCTATGTTGGCGCATCCGGGATGGATGCAGACGACTGGGCGCCCGAGCTGCAGGCCAAAATGGCTGAGTGGGGCGTACCATTAGCCAGGCTGGGCAAGATCTGGCTTCCGCCAGATGCGAAGGCCAAGACGTTCCAGTCCAAGCATACGACGGTTGAGCGCTTCATCGCCAAGTTCGGCGTGCAGCACATCGGCGTCATCCCGCCATCGAAGAAGGCAGACCAGATCAGCTCGGCGCGCGATGTCATCGATCGCTGCGAGTTCCACAAAGAGCGGTGCGAGGCTGGCCTTGATGGTCTCGGCGCATGGGAATTCGAGTGGAACGAGGACAACAACGTGTTCTCCCGCGAGCCGCTGCACAACTGGGCCTCTCACCCGGGCGACAGCTACGCCTATGGCAGCCAGCGCATGCAGGAAGTACCGCCTCCTACTGAAGCCGAGAAGCCCCGCCATCTCGAGGTCGGTCCCGGCAATACCCTGAGCCTTGAAGACGTTTACGCAGCCGCTCCGCAGCAGAGCAACCGCATCTAAGGATCAATCCCATGATGAACCCCTTTACTCCGGGCGCGACTGTGTCGCGTGCGGTTACTGGCTCGTCGGCAAGCGTGGCGCTTGGAGCCGGCGGCGGCCTGCAGGTTATGGTCACCAGCGCCGCCGGCAACACGATTGCCTTCATTAAGTTCGGCACCAGCTCTGTCACTGCCGCTGTCACAGACACGCCGATCCTGCCTGGCACTGTGCAGGTGTTCACGATCGCTGCCGATGTCACTCACGTTGCGGCCATCGGGACGACCTCTACAACGCTGTATTTCACGCGCGGCGACGGCGAATAGCCGATGCTTCGGAAGGTCCAGGGCAACCGGCTGAGAACGGGCATTGCCGGCGGCGGTGTAGCGTTCCTGCCGGAGTCGTTGGCGCTGTTTGCCAGGTTCACGACCCCGCCAACGCTTACGCGCATGGTGCTGATCAATACGCTGATCGGCTCGCTGGTCACCGCAGGTGTTTGGTCGAAGCTCGATGCGTTCTACATGCTGGCTGCGGCCGATGCGCAGTCGTCGCTGCTCAACTGGGTGTCTACGTCCTACAACCTGACTGCGGTCAACTCCCCGGCCTTCGTGGCAGATCGCGGCTATACCGGCGACGGGGCGACGAGCTACCTCGAGACGAGCTTCAACCCGACGACGGCATCTTCGCCCAAGTTCGTGCAGGACAGCGCGCACCAAGCACTTTGGGCGCGGACCAATCTGCCGAATGGCGCGGGCGATAGCTTCGACATGGGCTCGTCAAACAGCTACATCTCGCGGGCTGTTTCGCTTTCAGGCCGAGGCGCCACGAGGCCAAATGCGGCGTCGGGGCAGGTAATCGGAAGTGGCGTTTATCCCGGATACGCGGCTTGGACCAGATCGGCCGCCGCCATATGGGAGGGGTACGCACAAGGCGTTGATAGCGGAGGCGGCACAACCGCGAGCGCAGCCCCGATCAACACGACATTCGCTCTTCTGCGCAGCCGTGACGGCTCCTTTGGCGTGAACCAGATCGCAACGGCGCACTTCGGCTCAAACCTCACGGCTGGTGAGGTGGCGGCAGCCTACACACCACTCCAGACTTATCTGCAGGCCATCGGGGCGGCCTAAGTGCTGGCACTCACCAGCGCGCAGATGCTCCAAGTGCGTGTCAGTCACAACCCCGCGCATGTCATCCGCCCCCGGCTGCTTACGGACGGGCGCCACGGGTGCTCGGAGGTCACGCTCGTTGACCCGGCGCATGAAGAACATTGGCCGGTATTGCAGCAGGGATCAGTAGTAGCGGCGGGCAATTTCGCCTCTGTCCCCGTGACCGGCGAGTACATCCTTGTCGACGGTAAGCGAGCGAGGATCACTGCAGACGACAGCAAATGGTCATTGCAGGCGACCAACTCTGGGCACCGTTTCGAGGTGCGCGGCGGTGACGATACGGCGACAGACCAGAGGTCGGAGTTCGCTGGGTCGCAGGATCGATATGGCGCTGGAGTTGAAATCTGGCAGTCATGGACGACTGAGATCAATGTTCGCGACGGCTTTGAACAGGTGCAGCAAGGCGGATGGGGAATATTCTCTCAGTGGCAGGCGATCGATACCAGCAACCCCAGCGCGCTGTCGCCACCGATAGCGTTCGACTACGGCAATAACGGCTTCAAGATCACCACTCGATCGGACGCTGAGTATTCTGGCGGCTTCGCAGTTGCCAAGACAAGGTTCGCGGACGTGTTGCCGGCTGGCCCGGTGAACTACGTCTGCCGCATCGTGCTGGGACAGTCTGGTGCGCTTCAGGTGTGGCGGGGTGGCGTCGAAATCGTCAATGTCGCCGCACCAATCGGCTACTACAACTTTGCGGGCGACCTCGCGCAGTTGCAGTGGGGGCTCTACCGAAAGCGGTCAAGCCTCCCGGCCGCCGTGACCACATCGAACATGCGCTGGGGCCTTACGGACCTCAGCAGTAAGATACTGAACCCAGATCCAGTGTAAAAGCGAGACAGCTACGCAATGACGCTCGCTACAACCCTCATGGCTGTCGGCATTCCAGCCGAACAGGCCAACCGGCTTGGCTATGAGGACCGCGTACCGCTCGACGGCAACGGCACGACGCAGGACAGCGCTACCGAGCTGCTGCCGACGCAGACCAACGTCGCAATGGGCACGAGCGCTGGGGATACTGCGTTCAGGCTCCCGGCAGAGGCAGAGTTCTTCCAAGAGTATTTCCTGCTGAACACGACGGCAGAGACGGCGCTGATCTTCCCGCCGGTTGGCGACACGATCGATGCCAACGCGGTTGATGCATCCGTAGAGATCGAAACCGACCTGGCCCGCGTGTTCATGCGGGTTGAGGAAGGCCGCTGGGTATCGATGCCGAGCGGTGAGGGCGGCGGGGGCATCGAGAGCGTCGTTGCCGGCATTGGCATCAACGTAGACAACACCGACCCCGACAATCCGGTTGTATCGAACGACGGCGTCCTGTCTGTATCGGGCGGCACGGGCATCTCAGTCGATGTCACAGACCCGCAGAACCCCGTCGTCATCAATGCGGGCGTTGTTTCGGTTAATGGTCAGACGGGCAATGCATCGCTTGACGCAACCGACGTTGGCGCTGTGGCGGCCATCGTCGCGGGCGCGAACATCACCGTTGATGCGACCGACCCGCAGAACCCGATTGTCTCTGCGACGGTGCCGCCCAGCGGGGTGGAAACAGTCGTCGCGGGCACAGGGATTGATGTCGACGCGACCGACCCAGAGAACCCCATCGTAGCGCTTGATCCGGCGGCTGACGTTCGGAACTATCTGGATACGGGGCCGTACGTTGCGAACCGAGCTGCACTGGCGGCTCTCGACACTACCAAGGACAGCGTTGCGATCCTCAAGGAGGCGGGGCGCGAGGGCGTGTTCGTTTGGAACGGCTCCAACCTCTCGGCCCTGGTAACGATCGATACACAGCAGGGCATCTACGTCGCTCCCGCCTCGGCGCCTACCGGCGCGAGCGGCGCGTGGGTGAGGGTCCACCAAGCCAGCACCTATACCGCCTCGTGGTTTGGGGTAGCTGGCGATGGAACGAACCAGACCACGGCGTTACAAGCTCTTATCGACTTTATCCCGGCGCTGGCGACGGCACTCAGTTTGGGCAACGGTGGCACCGTCTACATCTCCGGCAATGTGGTCTTCACCACGCTGGATATGAGCGACAGCGTTGATATTCATTTTGTGGGCACGGGGGGGCTGAACGCTGGCGCGGGGTCTGCCTGCATTTGGCGCAGCTCGAGCGCGGCCAGCATTGTGATCGACTGTCGGTCTTCGATGGGCGCTACGTGGGAGAACATAGACTTCATCTTCAGCGCCAATGCGGGGAACGCGTTTGACTTCGCGCGTAACGCGGGGGGCCTCAACACCGACAGTGTATTCATGCACTTCGTGCGGTGCAGTTTCTTTGCCACCGGTACAGCCAGTTCCATGCATCTATTAAGTTTGGATGGAGCGACGCGAGGGCTGTTCGAGCACTGCAATTTTGCGGGCCAGAGCCCGCTGGTGTGGGGCCGAAATACCGCTGGCGGCGGCAATGGTTTTTCCAACGTGATGAATTTCATCAGTTGTAATTTCCAGCCGTCCAGTGCGGGCAACACTTATCCCGTTTACAATCCCGGCGAGGCTTGGGCATTCGTAAATTGCACGTTTGAGGGGAACAATAACGCGGGCTATCAGGCTGCAATCTCATGCACCGAGGACGCACTGAACCTGTCGCTCATCAATTGCTGGTCGGGTGACGCCACCGTGACCGGCGGTCAGCTTATCGTCTTTCAGGGTAAAGGGCTGGTCGTCACCGGGTGTGTGCTGCAGGGGGCCTCCAACAGCGGCAACGAAGGCATCAATATCGCCAACAACGCTGATGGGATCGTCATCGAAGGCAACTACTTCAATTCCATCGGCAATTGCATTGTGCTCGGCACTGGCGTTACGAACGTCCAGGTATCCGGAAATGCCAAGGGGTCGGTTGGCGCGTTCACCGCTGGCTCGGCGCCTGCATCCGGTCGCGTTATGGACGGACCGACGCAGCGGCTCTATGGCAACGCCGGCCGCGGCGCGCCGGTCACCAAAACGGCCAACTTCACGGTTGCTGACACTGAAAACTGGTTGATCAACAACAAATCAGGATCGAGCTGCACGGTCACGCTGCCCGCTGCCGCCAGCTATTTGGGTCGTGAAATTATGTTCCAGAGCTACCAGGCGCAGACAACCATTTCGGCGTCAGCGAACGTGGTGCAAAAGGGCGGCGCAACTACGACTACAGCAATGCTCCCAGCCACCATCGGGGCGTGGTGCGTACTGGTGAGCAACGGTACCAATTGGGTAATCATGATGTCGGGGACGTAGCCCATGGCCACTGCCATCATGCCAGACGCGCAAGCGCGGGTACGAGAGACCTTTGCCCGGTGGAAGGCAGAACTCGACTTCGCGCAGAAGGACCCGAAATACGTCGAGTGGCTGACCCGCTCGGAGAAGATCGTCAAGCGCTACCGCGACGAGCGCAACGAAGCCGACATGCTCCGCCGCAAGATGAATATCCTGTGGTCGAACGTGCAGACGCTCATGCCGGCCGTCTACGGCAAGATGCCCAAGGCCATTGTGGAGCGCCGGTTCATGGACCGCGACCCGGCGGCTCGGCTGGCATCCACCATCCTCGAGCGCGTCTGCGCATTCCAGATGGAGGTGGGCTACTACAACCAGTCCGTCAGCAAATCGGTGCTGGACTACCTGCTGCCCGGCATGGGGCAAACCTGGCTGCGCTACGAGCCTCAGTTTGAGGCGTCGGAAGAGGCCTACGAGAACGAGCGTGTTGAAGGCGAGGTGAAGGCCGAAAGCCCGAACCAGACCGCCGAGGACATTCAGGAAGAGGGCGACGGCGTTCCTTACGACAAGCTCGCCTATGAGCGGGTCTGCGTCGATTACGTGTTCTACACCGACTTCCTCTGGGGCGCCGCGCGGTGCTGGCAGGAAGTGCCGTGGGTGGCTCGCCGTTCGTGGCAGACCCACACCGAGATTGCCGAAAAGTTCTATGACGGCGATCTGCAGAAGGCGAAGCAGATCACGCTGGACTATACCCCGCAGCGCATGCGGAACACGGACGGCACCTTTGCCGAGGGCTCGCTGAGCTACTTCAAGAAGGCCGAAATCTGGGAGATCTGGAACAAGGCTGACCGGACGGTCTACTTCATCGCCCCCAGCACGCCGAGCGTGGTGCTGAAGGAGACGAAAGACCCGGTGCTGAAGCTGGAAGGCTTCTGGCCATGCCCGGAGCCGCTGTTCACCACGCTGACCAATGACAGCCTTATCCCGGTGCCCGACTATGTCGAGTATCAGGACCAGGCGCAGGAAATTGACGACCTCACCAACCGCATTTCGAAGATCACGACGGCCATTCGGGCGAACGGTGTCTATGACGCCTCGGTGCCGGCGCTGGCGCGGCTGCTGCTGGAGGGGACGGATAACAAGCTGATCCCGGTGGATAGCTGGGCGGTGTTTGCCGAAAAGGGCGGCATGGCCGGGTCGGTCGATCTGTTGCCGATGAAGGAAATCGCAGAGGTGCTGCTCCGCCTCTACGAAGCCCGCGCGCAGGTCAAGAACGACCTCGATCAGGTGACCGGCATGTCGGACATTGTCCGCGGCCAGGCGTCGGGCGGGGCAGCAAAGACAGCCACCGAGCAGCGCATCAAGGGCCAGTACGCCGCCCTTCGGTTGCAGGACCGTCAGGACCGGGTGGCTGAATTCTGCCGCTCGACGCTGCGCATCATGGCTGAAATCGTCTCGGAAATGTTCTCCCCCGAGAGCCTGAAACAGATGTCAGGCGTTGACCAGATGATGGCCGATGCGGTGCAGAAGGCCGTTGCCAAGGTCAAGCCGCCGCAGATGCCCCCGGAACTGCAGCAACAGCTTCAGGGCGCCCCGCCAGAGGCGCAACAGGCGGCCCAGCAGCAGATGCAGGTCCAGTTCCAGCAGATGCAGCAGCAGGCCGCCATGCAGGCCCAGCAGGCAGAACAGGCTAAGTTCGACAAGGCGCTGGAAATCCTGCGCTCGGACAAGCTCCGCGGCTTCCGTGTCGATATCGAGACGGACTCGACGCTGCAGGCCGATGCGGAAGCCGACAAGATGGCAGCAACGGAACTGTTCAGCGCCACGATGCAGGGCATCAACGCCATTGCGCCGATCGTGCAGGTAGCGCCAGAGCTGGTCGACCCTGTGGGCGATATGCTGCTGTTCACGTTCCGCCGCTTCCGTGTCGGGCGATCGATGGAGAGCGGGCTCGAGGACGCGCTGACGAAGGTCAAGGAGCGACTGGAAGAGCAGGCGGCCAATCCGCAGCCGAGCCCGGAGCAGCAGGCCGCACAGGCCGAGATGCAGAAGCAGCAGATGGAGATGCAGAGGGCTCGGGAAGAGCACCAGGTGGACATGCAGGCCAAGCAGGCGGAGTTCGCGCTTGAGCAGCAGAAGGCCCAGATGGAGCTGGATATGGAGCGCCAGCGCAACGAGATGGAAATGGCCAAGATGCAGGCCGAACTCCAGATCGAGCGCGAGCGGTTGAACCTCGAACGCGAAAAGCTCGGCATGGAAGCCATCGCCGCGCAGCAGCAGGCCCAGGTGAAGGCGGAAGAGACCGCCATGCAGTTGGGCGCCAGCCGTGAACAGCATTCGCTGGACCTCGATACCCAGCAGCAGAAGCATCAACTCGGACTAGAGACCATGGAAGCCAAAGCGCAGGCTGCAAAGCAGCAGGCGGCGGCGAAACCGAATGGAGCGAAGAAGTGACGCTTACCAAGACAATGGTGGATGCCTTCATGACGGCGAGTTTGGAGCACCCGACGCCGGACGTAATCCTGATACCGACGCCCCAGTACGCCGGCATGCGTGCGCTTGTCGAGTTCGCTGGCCGGGATCACCGCCGCCTGAAGCGTGAGTTCAACAAGGCGTGGCGTAAGGCCCGCAAGGCGATGCACTGATGGCCTCCCGCAAGACCCTCTCCAAGATCACCCCGCCGAAGCGCTCAACGCCCGTCGATGTGGTCGAACTCATGTGCGAGCGGTACTGGGACGCGTTCCGCACCGGCTATTGCGCTGTTGGCGGCCGCCCCGAGGACTATCCGACATGGAAGCAGTCCACCGATCCGGTGAAGGAAGAAACCCGGCGCTGCATGCGTCACGCGGTTGAAGCCCTTGACGGTCTCGTCATCGAAACGGGGGCAATGAAGGCGTTCTTCCCCAGCAAGCCCACGTCGCGCTCGCTGCGTCAGATCCGCAATGACGCCCAGATAGCGGTCTCGCACAAACTGGCGGAGATGGAGCGGTGAGAACGCGCTTCCGTCGCTGCAAGGCCTGTGGGGACTACCACTGGACCGACAACTGGCCTGCGAACCACGTAGAGACCCAGCCAGAGCGCTCATCGCTCCCGGCGCCCATGCTGTCCCTCGATACGATGGATGCCCTCTGGCACCCCCACGACGGACGCAAATACGAGAGCAAGTCGGAGTTTCGCGCCATCACCAAGGCGGCTGGCGGGGAAGAAGTCGGCAACGATGTGCAGACCGACAACCGCAAGGTTGATCGAGTGACCAAGGACGAAGTGGCCCAAGCCGTTCAGATGGTGAAAGCGGGCTACAAACCCCAGGTAGAAGCGTCGACCGCTACAGCGGAGGGTTGGTCATGAAGATGACTGCGACGAAGGCCCTCCAGATCGACAAAATGACGATGAAACAGTTTGCGGAGCTGCCGCGGACTGTGCGGCGCGACTACTTGCGCCTTCCCATGGCACCCGAACGCATCGGGGCCATCATGCGTAAGCTCACCGAGCGAACCGCCCACTAAAGGACCACACATGGAAACGGAAGTTCAACCGGCCCCGGAAACGGGCGCTGGCAACGATGACGTTCGTGCGGATGTGATTGCTGCCTTTCGCCAGCACTCCGCCGCCCCAGAGACACCCGCCCCAGACACTGGCGCAGAACCGGCCGCAGCCACCAGCGAGGTTGACGCTTCTCCCGAGCGCCCCCGCAACGAGCGCGGCCAATTTATCAAGGCGGACGGCACGGTAGACACCGAAGCCGAGGCCGCCAGAACAGTTCCCGACGCAGACCCGGCAACGGATAAGCTCGAACAGCCTTCAACCGCTGTCGAGCCTCCCAAGAGCTGGTCGGCCGACGTGAAAGCCGAGTGGTCAAAGCTCCCTCCTGCCGTTCAACAGGCAGTCATCAAGAGGGAGAACGAGATCAACGAAGGCGGTCGTCGGTGGTCTGAAGAGAAGCGCCAATATGACGAAGTGCTGTCCCCGGTTCGTGGGCTGGCGCAACAGCATGGCGTTGACGAGCGCGAGACCATCAACCGTCTCCTGAGCGCCAACGAATGGCTCGAGCGCGATCCCAAGGGGGCTCTGGCAGCCTTCGCCAAAGCCTACGGCGTCGATCTGTCTACGCCTTCCAACAGCAATGCACCACAGCCCCAGGCTGACCCGCGCATCGCCCAACTGCATCAGGAAGTCTCCGGCCTCAAGTCGACATTGCAGCAGCGGGAAGTCGCTGAGGCAAAGTCAGCTATCGAGTCCTTCGCCTCCTCTCCCGGTCACGAGCATTTCGAGACCGTCAAAGCCCGGATGGGCCAGCTCATGGAAGCCGGTCAGGCCAACGACCTGAACGACGCCTATGACAAGGCTATCTGGCTCGACCCGAGCATTCGCCCCCAGCTCATAGCGGCTCAAACCGCATCTGAGCAGGCGTCGCGTCGGGCCGCAGAGAAGGCCGCGGCCGACAAGGCCCGTGCCGGCGCCCTCAGCCTCAGTGGTTCCCCCGCTGGTGGCCCGGCTCCGCAGGCCAAGCCCGAATACGAGACCGTCCGGGAAGCAGTGCAGGCTGCGTTCCGTCAGCACGCGAGCTGATCACCCTCCATCTCAAGGAAATAACCAATGGCAACCCCCAATCCCTCGATTGGTGACATTGTCGCGACCACCATCGAGAACCGCTCGAAAAAGGCCGCCGACAACATTACCCGCAACAACGCGCTTCTGAACCGCATGATGAAGCGTGGCACTGCCAAGCCGTTCTCCGGCGGTCGCAACCTCTGGCAGGAACTCGAATACGCCCAGAACTCCACTGCAGGGTGGTATTCGGGCTACGAGCAGCTGAACGTCAGCCCGAGCCAGATCCTCACCGCAGCAGAATTCCCGATCCGCCAGGCCGCCGTCGCGGTCAGCATCTCGGGCCTCGAAGAGCTGCAGAATGCCGGCGAAGAGCAGATGATCGATCTGGTCGAAAGCCGAGTGAAGAACGCCGAGGACACGCTCCAGGCGCTCATCGCCTATGGCATCTACTCGGACGGCACCAACCCCAAGTCGATCGGCGGTCTGCAGCAGCTCGTGGCGACCACCCCGACCAACTCGGTCGGCGGCATCGACGCCAACAGCTGGGAGTTCTGGCGCAACATCACCTACGGTTCGATCACCAACGGTGGCGCTGCAACGACCTCGGCCAATATCCGCCGCTACTGGGACACGATTTATCCCCAGCTGGTGCGCGGCACCGACAAGCCGGACCTGCTGGTCTGCGACAACACCAACTGGCGGCTGTTCAACGAGTCGATGCAGCCGCTGCAGCGCATCACCAACGCGGACATGGCTTCGGCGGGCTTCATCACCCTCGAATACATGGGCGCTCCGGTGGTGCTCGACGGCGGTTTCCAGGGCTACTCGACCGACCCAGTTCCGGTCGGTGGTGTGCCCGCTGGCTTCACCTGGTTCCTCAACACCAAATACGTCCAGTACCGCCCGCACCGCGCCCGCAACTTCGTGCCGCTGAACCCCGACCGCTTCTCCATCAATCAGGACGCGGTCGTGAAGCTCACGGCATGGGCCGGCAACATGACCATCAGCAACCGCCGCCTCCAGGCGGTTCACTACCCCACCTGATCGCCGGAAAGGAGCAATCACTATGGCTATTCCCTACTCGACCTCCAATGCGGCGGGGTTTGCTTTCTCGCAGACCTTCACCCCGCCGGCAGCGGGTTCGTACAATACCGGGCAGCTTGCCCCGGTCGCTATCGGCACCATCGCTGACGGCACTGACGGCTCCAAGTGGGTCTACGTGCTGTTCGGCGTCGGTGGCGTGACCGGCCTCGGCTACAGCGTCGTGGTGGATGAGGACTTCCTCGCCGTCATGATGTCCAACTCTGTAGGCGCCCTCGGTGACAAGGTCGCCGTGGCTCCTGCCGTGGCCGCCGCTGGCGACTATGGCTGGGTGCAGATGTACGGCACTTGTGACGCAATCCAGGTCTCGGCATCGGCCGCGGCCAACGTGCCGCTCGCCTCCACCGTTACCGCCGGTCAGCTTGACGACGCGGTGGCCAACCCGACCAAGAACATCACGGGCATGTGGCTCACCACGGCGCGCGCTGCTTCGGCCGGTACGGCCCCCGGTTACCTCAACTGGCCGACTGTCGGCACCACCAACTGATCCTGAGGGGCGCTTCGGCGCCCCTTTCCCATTTCTGGAGCAACCCACATGAGCCTTGACTTCGACATGTCCACCAC